GTGGCAGCCAGATAGTATCGTACACATAACCAAACGTCTGAAGCGTAGCCAGGTAATGCGTCATTGTCTTTTGCGTGTCTTGAATGTAGCGGATCAGCCTAGTTTCCATGCCTACGAACTGTAGGAACCAAATAGCTGTGTGATCTGCCCACCCAAGATCGAACACCGCATGAACTGGCTTACTTGCATCGTATGGAACTTTAGTAATCCTGCCATCAAACTCTGCTTGCTGCATCTCATTAGCAAAGATAGCACCGTCAACCGTAACCCTGCACAAGCCTTCCCAGACGTTGTTATAAGCTTGTATATCTCTTAACTTTAATTGATCTTTTTCCTCGCGCAAAGTCGTTGGAAACCAAGGATTATCAGACCAGTTAATTTTGCGAACTATTGCGTTTTCAGGCGCATGAACGACAAACCGCTGAAACGTCTCGTCAGTTTCTAGCTCAGGGTTGAATGTCACCCATATCTCAGACTTCTCTTTACGGATGGTAGGTATCAGGGTATTCCAGCTTGACCGGCTAACCGTCTGCGCCTCCTCTACCCAACAAATATCAACACCTTCGTAAGATTTTACATTGGCAACATTATTCTTTAGACCAACGAAATTGAACTCTGAACCGTTTATACCCCTAATTGTGGCCTGAGTTACATCGTAAAAGGTTTCAAGCCCTAAAGCTTGTATCTGGTCGCACAACAGCTTGTGTACTGAGTCTTTTAGGGAGGTTTGGAATTCACGCGCACAAAGTATGCGAAGCGGGTCTTTAGCAGCAAGGATTAGCAGAGCGCGGGATACCCCCCAAGATTTTGCCCCGCCGCGTCCGCCAAACAGCACTTTATACCGCGACTTTTCAAACAAACACGAAAGCTTTTCGGGAAACTCTGCTTTACCTATAGCCTGGGCAACAATGTCACTCATTTGGCTTTACAAACGTAACCTGAATTCCTTGCAATGGTGTGCCTTCTGCGCCAGTTAGCTCCTGCTTAACTGTCTCAGACCAACGCAACTGTGATTTAGTCCACCAAATAAGCGCAGTCGTATCGCCGCTAATAGCTTTGTTATATAACGTCTTAGCTATTTGACCGCCAGCTTTAGCCCTGCCCATATCAAGCTCAGACCGATACCACTTGCGCAGCGTCTTGTCATCTATGCCTATAAGCGCAGCAATCATTTCGTGAGGCAACCCAAGGCCGCTACTGCTTTCCACTAGCCTTTTGTTCTCATCAGTTGGTTGGTGTTCTACCATTTTGTTTTATAAAGGGGAAATATTGCTAAACGGTTAATAATTCGGCTTTCTTTCCGGTGAAATCTTCCCACCGCTTTACTATAACGTCACAGAACTTTGGATCAAACTCCATGATAAATGCTTGTATATTATGCTTCTCTGCTGCGATTAGTGTTGATCCTGAACCGCCAAAATAATCAGCGATTGTCTTTGCTGATAAATTAAACCGTTTAATTATCCATTCCATTAATGCAACAGGCTTCTGTGTTGGATGAACCCTATTTTTTTTCTCAGATGCTTGGGTAAATTGCCTGACAACACTACGGAAGTTTGCCCATGCAAGCTCGCAATCTGTTTGATCGCTTTGTCCATTGTTCTTATCCCAAACAAGCCAACATTCGCTATCTGGCAATGCGGAGCAGTAATAGTTTGCTCCCCACCATATTTGTTTAGCATCAGGATATAGCCCATAAATTAGATTAAATGCGTCTTTAGCAACATCAGGATTATCGTCACCCATAATATCTGTGCCGTAATTTGCCTTTAATACTGACGATTTGCTTACAGCATTCATTCCGTATGGTGGATCTGTATGTATTAAATCAGGGTAAACACCCATCATTAATTTATCTACATCTCCAATACTCGTGCTATCGCCACACATTAGCCGATGGTTGCCTAGCTGGTATATATCTCCTAGCTTAGTTTTAGGCTCCTCTGGTACGTCAGGAACCGCATCCTCATCCGTTAACCCCTCCACTTGTTCTGGCTCGAGCAACTTGTCTAGCTCTTTCGGATCAAAACCTAGCAAATCTAGGTCAAAGTTTAGCTTTTGGAGTTCTTGCAATTCTAAAGTCAGCAGCGTTGTATCCCAGCCAGCATTTAAGGCCAACTGATTGTCAGCAATGACATAAGCTTTGCGCTGGGCCGCTGTAAGGTGTTTTAGCTCGATTGTCGGCACTTGTGTATGCCCAAGCTTTCTAGCCGCTAGAAGCCGCCCATGACCCGCTATGATGCCTTTGTCACCAGCAACCAGTATTGGGTTAGTCCAGCCAAATTCTTTAATGCTGGCAGCTATTTGAGCGACTTGCGCATCTGAATGTGTGCGGCTATTGTTTACGTAAGGAATTAAATCCTCGATTTTGCGCTCAATAATCTGCATTACTTTTTCTTTGGCTTCTCTGCCGCACGTTTTACTGAATAAGCAATAGCAACCGCCTGTTTGACTGGCTTGCCTTCTTTAACTTCAGTTTTAATGTTTTCTTTAAAAGCCTTGTCAGATTTGCTATGTTTGAGCGGCATATTATTTCTTTTTGGCAGTTTTAGCAGACTCTATAAATGCTTCTTTAGTTGGTGCGCCTTTTGTTCCAGGCTTACGCATCTTTTCTACTGGCTTACCAGCAGCTTTCTCAGCCGCGATACGCTCTTGCTTTTTATGAATGTTGGCATAAAGCCCAGGTTTCGTAGCCATTAGCAATTCCAATTCTTTAATGATGCCTTTGCACGTTCTGCTGGGCCTTTAGCGTTCTTAACTACGCCTTCCATTCTTGCGCAGAAGCTGGCTTTCCTACCCTTATCTGCGTCAGTCTTTGGATGCGGAGCTGGTGCTTTTAGGTTTGAACCATTCTTAGCGTTGTATTCAGCGCGACCCTTAGCTGTCATACCCGCACCTTTTTCGGTCGGGTTGTAAGTCTTACCTTTACCAGTAGTCTTATGTTCTATCGGTTTATCGTGCTTTTTTGTCATGTAAACTCCATAAAACTAAATTGTTGGTGCGACCTTGGACTTTAACGCCGCTTGCCAGCCTCAAACTTACGTTACCAACACGGCTGAAGACTGACACAGACTGGTGCGAACCATTGACTAGTTAGTCGCATACATCGGTCACAGAGACAATCCTCATGCGTGTTGACTATCTATCCAGCAAATATCTGCTTCTTGGATAATCTGATATTCCTCGCCGTCATGTTTAATGGTAGGCCATTTCAAATAATCACCATTGCCGTAACGGATAAAGTCGCCTGGCTTTGCATCCAATGATTTAACATTGCCGCGCTTATCACGCTTGCCAGGGCCAACAGCTACTACCGTACCCATGTTAAACGATTCTTTATTATTAACAATAAGAATCTCTGAAAGCTTTCGGGTGCTAGGTTTAACCAGCACCCTATCCTGTAAGGGACGAATCACATTTTGTCCTGTTCGTGTGCTTCACGCATATGCTCGTATACAACCTTTTCGCCCATATGACCCTTCATTTCGCCCGTACGACCGTCATTCTTGCCCATGTGGCTAGCTTCACGCAGACCTAGACCATCAGCCTTGCCCATTCCTACGCCACCAGCTATAGGGGCACGACGCTCGCCTGTAGTGTCTGAAGATAGTGCAGCTTTAGGTGCTTTTGCGCCAGTTGTTGAAGGTACGCCATCGCCTTCACGATCAACTTTAGAGACACGAATTTTCTTCATGCCTGTCATGTCCGAAGAAGTAGCGTTCGGCAATTTTTCCATTCTTGAGTAACCCATTTTTAATTCCTTTGCAAAGGTGAACAATTATTAACTTAAGTTAATGGCTTGTCAATAACTTGAATAGCTACTGTTGCGCCACCACCTGATTTTATAGTAGCGCGTTGAATAGTCAAATGGTCAATTTGCTCATCGTCATCAAATACACCCGCATCTTGCAAGGCATCCAAACAAGCTTTTAGCCGGTTGTCCAGATCGATCTTGCGCTTATCTCGCGGATGCAAATAAATGAGCATCTTTAATCGGTTAGTGCCCAATTTCGGCACTTTTTGGTCAATGACGCATTCAGCAACGTCAATTTTGAATTGTCTGCCAGCAGTGGATAAGTAACGTCTGCCACCCGATTGCAACCAATAATGATTAACGGATGGCGGTAGCGGCAGTTCAATGATTACCAAGCAGTTCCTCCGTCCATGCTAAGAGTTCTTCCTCTGTCGTTTGGTAATGCCTTTCAAACGCTTTACGCCCCATTCCGTGAACACTTCCGTGAACACCAATGTTACCGCGATGGTGTGCAGGGCACAGACCAATAACAGGGGCGCTATCACGACGACCAGCGCGGCGAATATGATGAATTTCGCAAGGAGTTCCGTCATAACCAATCTTTTTGCATAAAATGCATCCAAGTTCCGCAACTCTGTCGTAATGCTTATTTTTTGCCATCTAACTTTTTATTCATACATCCGCTACACACCCAACGTCTATTTCTTCCATTCATGATTATTTTCCAATAACCACCCTCTGAATTTTTACTTGTAGAGCAATTACTACAATATCTATTACCGTCTGGACTTTTTTTTGCTGGTTCAAATTCATCAAGATTTAACATTAACGTATTACTTTATTTAATTGTTATTATTAGATTTTTTACTATTTGCTACGAAAGGCGCTTATGACAGTTGCCGCTTGTTCAGAAGAAGAATTTATTAAGTTGTGGAATGATGTTCAATCTCCCGCAGAGATGGCAAGAATTTTAAATGTAGCTATAAGAATGATATATCGAAGAAGGGCACATATAGAAAAAAAGCATTCAATTATCTTACCAGTTTTTGATAAAAGATCACCTACTTTCAATGTTGTATATCCAAACAACGGAGTTCGCGCCACAGCAGAATTAGATAACGGCGTAATTATTGTAGGTTCAGACTGCCATTATTGGCCTGGCGTTATATCTACCGCTCACAAAGCTTTTGTGCATTTAGCAAAAGAACTTTCCCCTAAAATGATTGTTTTAAACGGCGATGTATTTGATGGTGCATCTATCAGCCGCCATGACCCTCAAGGTTGGACTACAACACCCACAGTTAAACAAGAACTTGATGCTTGTATAGAACGCCTTACAGAGATCGAGAACGTGGCTGCAAACGCTAAACTGCATTTCACATGGGGTAACCACGACATGCGGTTTAATACGCGCCTTGCCGCTCAAGTTGGGTCTGCGTGGCAAGGTATTCAAGGCATGAATCTGTCAGATCATTTCCCACGGTGGAAATTCAGCACTTCATTGTTAGTTAATGAAAATACAATGATTAAGCATCGCTGGCATAACGGCATTCACGCTATTTATAACAACACGCTTAAATCTGGTGCGTCAGTTGTTACAGGGCATTTACATAGCTTAAAAGTAATTCCGTGGACAGATTACAACGGTACACGTTACGGCGTGGATACAGGAACCCTTGCGAGCATTGATGATGATTCCTTTGCTTATTCTGAAGATTCTCCTAAAAACTGGCGTTCTGGTTTTGCTGTTTTGACATTTGATGAAGGTGAACTTTTACCGCCAGAACTATGCCAAGTGTTAGATGAAGCTAAGGGTAAATGCTATTTCCGTGGTTCAATATTTTATGTGTGAATAGTCATCCAAATGCCACATGACAAGGATATTATAGGTTTGCAGTACCCTATAACCTATTTCTTGGAGTAAACAAAATGGCTTTGATTATTGATTACGAAAACAAGTTGATCTACGTTGGCGACGGTTACGAAATTGTTCAGTACGAAGAAGAAGATGCGACATTCTTTGATGACGAAGGCAATGAATACTGGTACGACGAAGCAGAAGATATCACTTACATCTACGACGAAGAAACTGAAGATTGGTACGAAGTTGAAGAAGACGACGATTCAGCAGCATGGTAAAACAAAGGGGCGTAAGCCCCTTTTCTACATGTTGTCTCGTATTGCTCTGACTGGTATATCTGTCTTTTCATGTATGCGCAAAATAACCATGTCAGATACTGGCGCACCGTGTCTTATCTTGCTAATCGTTGGAAATCCTAAATCTAGTATTTGAGCAACTTCACGATCAGTTTTTAAATCAAGCTCACGGCGCAAAAAGTCGATCAATTTATTATCTACATGTGTTGGTCTCATAATGAACCCTTCCTCCGGTTAGCGGATAACGTCTGCCAAATCTCTGTAATACGTATTTCGTGCTGGCGTTTGTTATCCAAAATTTTAAATTGTTTGTAGTTCTCTACCCACTCAGCTACTGCATTTTCATATCCAGGGCTGTCTATAGCTTGCGCTTCTCTTTCTGCTACCGTACCACTAGCAAGTAAAAATGAATGCGCCTTGGCTTGTTTAATGGCTTCCTCACACCGTTTTACTTCACCAGATAATTCTGCGTGTTCTTGGTCTGTCCTGCTTAAATAAATTAATGCTTTCTCAACCCGCGAATCATTTAAGTTTTCTAATTCCATTATCGCCAATCCCCTTCATTTCCTCGATTATTTTTGTTCCATTGTTCCCGCGCATCTTTTTCTAGTTTGTCGGTACTTCGCCACTTCTTTACTTCTTCAAAATAATCAAGCATCGGTTGCCTACCTTTTACTCGCAACTGCAAAACATACCTAACTTCACATTGATGCCTGTATTCTTCGCTCAAGCTAATTCCCTAATCTTCTCTGCAATACGTTTACGCAACTCGCTAAAGCTTTCACCTGGCAACGGATTGACCCCAACTTCTCTAGCTTTAGCCATAGTTAATTGTTCGTCGCTATACCAAGGTAATGCTGGTGGTTTCTTTTCTTGCATGTCAAGCTCATCTTCCCAACGGCCTTGATTTAACCAAGTGCTTGCATGCGGAATAAATTCTGTATCTGTCTCTTTTAAACGCCAATACTTAATATGCATCGGCAAAGCTTCAAACGCAGCTTCTTGCTCGTCTTTAGTCATGCGCTCCCAAATCTTTTGAGCAACACGCTTGCTTACTTTTCTTGGGTATAGCTTCCAGAATTCTTCAAACATCTTGCACCCTTGTGCGAATAGCTGCGGCAATACCCTCAGGCGTTGCACGTAAACTACAATTGCTAACCATCTCAGCAATCGCTTCGCGCTCTACTTTACGCCCTGCTTTCCAAGCTTCCCATGCCCAATACATCATTGACGTATTGCTGTAAGGATTCATTGTCGTATCGCAATCCTCTTTCCACCAAGCTTCAAATTGTTCTTGTTCGTCCATATTTCCTCCTGCTTAATATTATTAAGGCTGCTTAATCTTTACGTCAAGCATTATCTTTGCTTACTTTTATTTATTTTTGTTTTAGGCATAGGACAAGACAATTAGGTGGTACTCACCCAATTTAGCCACCTGCTTCAGTAAAGTCGATAAGTAAAGTCTTGCAAGCTACTACACCCGAAGGATTGCGTTCGATTTCCAAGGGGACGATTACGGATCGCCTAGCCGCCACACCACCTGTGTTCCCTTGTTCCTGTGATACCCGCAATAAGTTCACGCGCTGTCTTGTCAGTAAGCGCACAGGTTTTCTTGGTAGCCGCCCCTGCAAGGCGCATTGCTTCGTGACCAGTACGGTCTAAACGCAAAAAAACCCTTTAGACTTGGCTCTCTGCGTGTGTGGGCACGCCCTAATAGGTTGAGAACCAAAGCTAAAAGGCTTTGATTTGTCTTATGCCCACACATAGACGTAGCAACATTAACACAAGTAAAAAAAAGCCTCAAGTCTTAGTTGAGGCTAAAGCCGCTGAAGGAGGAAAGCGGCGCGAGAAATTAGTGCCACCATACTAGCACTATTTGCGTCATTTAGTGCCAGTAGCCTGAATTTCAGGCCAAATATATTGCCAATCTAAGGGAAACATCGCTTTTCTAGTCAATTTACCGTTGGATTGTTTTTCTATTTCCGCAGCTAAATAAACTAATTTATCAAATGGTATGCGATTTTTACGCCATGAACATACCGCCGGAGGACTAATGTGCAACTGTTTAGCAATAGCTGTCGGCCCACCTAGTAAATCAATTATCTGAGAATCATTCATTAACGTAGATTAACAATAAATGCTTGACTCGTCAATTAATCTAGCTTAATCTGTTTCTTGTCGTGAATTTACGGCTAACTTATAGGACTTTACTCATGGAAAATCTAATGCAAGAAATCGAAGAACGACTTGACCAAGTTCTTTGGAAAATCGAACAAACTTTAGAACCTGACGAAATCAGCTTACTTCGTTGGGCTTGCGGCAAATCATCTTATTCAACTAAGGATCAACATGTTAATTTCGACCACACAATCTAATAGCACTAAAGAATTTAAAAATGCCCCAGCTGGTTCTCATCTTGGCCGACTTTACAAGATTGTTGACCTTGGAACGCAAGTTGGCGAATGGGAAGGTAAAGCCACCTACGCTCGTAAAATGATTTTTTACTTTGAGCTACATGGTGAGGATGACAAAGGTATGCCATTAGTTAACGACGATGGCAAGCCGTTAATCGTTACCAAATACTACAACGCAAGCCTTGGCGAAAAAGCAACATTACGAAAACATCTGCAAACGTGGCTAAATTTAGACTTTTCCAAAATGCCTGAAGGTTTCAAGGTTGAAAACATATTGGGCAAGTTTGCAATGATTAACGTCACAACCTATCAGAAAGATAACAAAACCCGCGCATCAATTGAGGGTTTATCTGCTGTACCTGCCATTGTTGTTAAACATGGCTTGCCTGAAGGTTTTAATGAAATATTTATGTTTGATCTTAATAAGTTTGACAGCGCAAAGTTTGATTCTTTGTCAGACAGCATTAAGAAAATGATTATGAGTTCACCGGAATATCGTGCGCTTACCCAACAGCCAGAATCATCGTCCGATGATCTTGGCAACGACGATATTCCATTTTAAGGATCAATATGACTTGCGAAACTTGTTTTTATTGGTATCACGATAATCATTTTGGTTCTTGCAAACGCTATCCAAAAGTTGAAGTTAAGAATAAAAACGATTGGTGCGGAGAATTTAAAGAAAAATTAGCTGTTGTTTCTTTCCCTGCTTATGGTGAAAGTGGCGAATTTTTACCTGCCATAACTTCAGAAGAAGTTGGCGAAATGATTAAAACAGAAAAGAAACGTGGGCGACCCGCGAAGGAGAAATCATAATGGCTGGTCATTGGTATCGTAGAAGTGATGGTAGTCCTATGTACACCATCATTGGCAAGAACGGTAAAGAACGCGACACAACGCTACGTGATGCTAGGGAACATGACCTAGTGGCTTCAGTAACAACTATTTTGCGAACGGCAGCAGCTCCTGGTCTTGACCTGTGGAAGCAACAACAAGTTTTAAAAGCTGCTGTAAGCGTTCCTAGACTTGAGAATGAGCCAGAAGAAGATTGGTTTAGTCGGATCATGAAGGTTAGCAAGGAAACGTCTGCTGAAGCCGCAGATCGTGGAACTGCTATGCATAACGTCATTGAAGATTATTTCAACAAGAAGCCTGGCGATTATCCTGATTATGCGTCAGCTGCTTATTTTGCCGTTATCAAAGAGTTTGGCAATCAGAACTGGGTAACTGAGAAATCATTTGCAGCCGATGGTTTTGGCGGAAAGGTTGACTTACATTGCGAAGATATTGTTATCGACTTCAAAACCAAAGAAGTTGTTGATGATAAAACCGCAGCGTATGACGAACAATTAATGCAACTAGCAGCCTATAGCCGTGGATTAGGCATGCCAGACGCACTATGTGCCAATGTGTACGTAGATTTAGCTGGCAACGTCAAGATCATCACCCACGATTTGCAAGAGATAGAGAAGGCTTGGCAAATGTTCACGCATTTGTTGGCTTTCTACAGAATTAAAAACGGCATTTAATTTCTACAGAAAGGCTGGCTTTGCTGGCCTTTTTTAACTTATAAGCACCATTTTTGCTGTTTTTTTTAACTTATAAGTACCACCTTTTTAAGTTATCAATAAAGTTGTTGACATTAAACATTAACCTAGCTTAATATTAATTGCCTTAACTCAACTTAAAAGAAAGGAAATGTACATGACAAAAGATATACACCGTCGCGGTCTTGACGAAGGAATGGGTATTGCCCTTCGCATGATTAACGAAACTCTGCAAGTTAATTGCGAGCATTTGGGCGATGCAATAGCCCATGTAAATGTTTTAAATAATCAACGTAGGTGGCTTAAACAGGACTTAGAAGCCATTCGTGAAGCTTATTTAAAACTGTCTGACGAATACAAAAAACTTCAATATCACTACGATTGCGCAATCTTAGACTCGAAAGGTTTAGATCATGACAACTAATCACCCTTACTTAACTATTGCTTTTGTTGTATCACTTGCAATCTTTGCTGAAACTATCGTGGAGTGGATATTATGAGCCAACAAAAAGCCATCATTAAATGCCTCAAGAAAGGCTGGAAAAGCCCTTTAGACGCGCTAAACGAAGCTGGCACTATGAAACTAGCCACTAGGGTTGGCGAGCTGCGTAGAGCGGGTTATATTATTTTGGACAAATGGTCGCAGCACCGTAAATACAAACTTTACAAAATCATCAAAACGCCGGAGACAGCATGAAACAAACCAATGGTATGAACTTTGCCGATAGCTATATCTATACCCCAGCCACTACAGACGTAACTATTCGTTGGCGCAAGATTTACAAATGGATACCGCCTACCGAAGACCCAAACTACCAGCGCAAGTGGGCTGCTTTTAGACACATGACCGTTGCAGGAATTGAAGCCATAGGTAAACAATAATGGAACTTTATTCACACATATTGTTTGTTGGCGGTATTTTGGTTGGAATGGGTTGCTGTTTATTTGTTGCTTCAGCAATTATGGCAATGGTGATATTAAATGACTAGTTTGTGGAGAAAAAGAACAATGCAGGATAAAAGGTTTTGCACTACCTGCCAAAAGAAAAAGCCGGTTGCCGGTGGTTACAAGCAACCAAATTTGTGTCGTGGCTGGCGTTGCGAGGATTGCTTGAACTTTCGCAGCGTCAGCCCTTATTTAAGTAAAAAGAAGACTATTTGTGACGCAAAGCAGGAATCGGATGCGCCGAATCCATAGCTAATTTTTCATGGTGCTTTAATTCTTTGCTAATAGCGTGAACTTTTTCGATTTCTTTTTGAAAATCTTTTTTAACAACGTAGTTCTTATCGTTGTCAGTTTTGCATTCACCTTTAGTAATCTTGAAATTTGTTGCCATTTTATGCCCCTAAATACATTGCACGTTCATCATTACGCCTAATTTCTAGGCCCTTAGAAACTTTACCACCAGCTAATCTATATCTCAAAAAGGCATCGGCTGCGCCCTCAAAGTCGCCCCTATTGTGACGCTGTCTGATACTAGACTTTTGAAGGCCACCCAATCCTGCGTTGAAAGCGAAACTGACCAAAGCGTCAAACCGCCCTTGAGTAAGCCCAGAAGGGCAATAACGTAAAACGCCGCGCTCAAACCTAAGTAAATCGCCCTGCAATATTCTATCCACTTCATCGTCAGAAAGCTTTCTATTCCATTCAATAGGGCAAATTAATACACCACTAGCCTTAGCTGCTTTGCGCTCGTCTAACGTCATTTTAAGATGTTCTGGAGGTGCTATTAAATGACCTACTCCAGTAGTCCAAAGCAATATTGAATCTAGGTAAGCCTTTTTCCTTACCCCCTCATGGTGCATTAAAGCTTTCCTACCTACATCCGACATTTTCATTTTTTGCTAAACGCTTGTGTGCCAAACCAAAACGCTATAACCGATGCCCAGATCAACTGAGTATCTGAATCCCATACCTCATCAATCATTAGCTTAAACGGTACGTTTTGAGTCCATGCATACCATACGCCAGCAATATCAATAGCCACCAACAAGAAGAACAAGCCATAGGTTATCGTTGGCCTAACCATGGCGCGAGCATTAATTACCCATTGACTAGCACCCTTACCTATTTCTATATCGTGCTGGTATAAAGCTTTTCGCTCGTCTGCTGCGGTTTGTATCTGTATTTGTTCTGTGTGTATTTCTTCAACGCGCTCTTGAGCCTGGAAACCAGCCTTTTGCATCTCTAGCTGCATCTGCATTTGAATCTGAGCCATCTCTAATTCATGCTTCTTATCAGACTTATCCTGAAAGAAATTAAGCAAACTGGGAAGTCCACCAGATAGAAACGACATAAATGTTGACAATAAAGTAAGCATTATTAACCTTTTTATGCAAAACCAGTTAGTTGTTATCGTTCCTGTACTTCCATTAATATTTTTGCGCGTAATTCACGCATTTTCTTTATTTCATACATTGCTGCAACTGTTGCATTATTCATATCAAGATACATCATGCCCATGACTGGCAACGCAATAATTAGCACAAAACACAAGACCACCACGG